GTTTAAATAAAACGGCAACAGGCATTAATGCTATTGTGAATCAAACGCAAATGCGTTCTGAATTGATTGTTAGAATTTTTGCTGAAACAGGCGTTAAGGATTTATTTAGAAAGATGTTTGCCCTTTCGGTTAAATATCAGGATAAAGAAAAAATTATTAAACTTAATAATGAATATATCCCAGTATTGCCGACAGAATGGAAAGACCGTTTTAATATTTCAATTTCCGTAGGATTAGGTACAGGCACAAAAGAACAACAAGTGGTGATGCTAAATAATATTTTACAAAAACAACTTCAGGCTTTTGAACTTCAAGGCCATAGGGACTATCCAATGGTAACGATGAAAAATATGTATAACACCTTATCCAAGATGGTTGAAAATGCTGGATTACAAACAGTGGAAAGTTATTTTATTGATCCTATTAAGGGACAACAACTAGTAACACCTCCACCACCTCCACCAGTTTCTCCAATAGAAAAAATTGAAATGGCTAGAATTGACTCAGAAAACAAGAGAAAACTTGCTGATCTAGACTTACGCAGTAAGGAAGCTGACTTAGATCATCAAGCTGAACTATTAGACTTTGAAGCAAAAATTAAAGATATGTCTTTAAAATATAATACTCAATTAGATACGACCAAAATAAAAGCCGATGCCGAATTAGACAGGGTGATTATTGCACATGGATCGAAAAACCTTGAACAAGCAGAAAAAAGTGCTAGTATGTTCACCAAGCGTTTTGAAAATATAAATGGACAGCAAAGACCAAGACAAGCGGCTCAAGGAGTTGAGCAGATCATCTCAAGCCAAACAGATATTACAGAATAAACTTTTTCAAGATTCGTTTAAGGAACTTAAAAAAATTTATTCAGAAGCTCTGCTGGATAGGACTGCGGTTAGAGAATCTGAGGCCAGAGAAAAATATTGGTTAGCCTATCAAGTTTTAAAAAAGGTAGAGCAACATTTTAAAGAAATTCTTGAAACTGGAAAGTTAGCAGAAAAACAAATTGATGACTTCCAGAAATCTAAAGAAAAGAAATTCTAATCATCAAGGTTAGAATAAGCCAACCCAAATCAGGGAGCTTAAACACACAGGAGGACATTTATGTCTGACGTAAATCCATTACTGTCCACAAGGACAGTTGAAGGTGCTGCTGGTGCGGTTGAGTCATTGTTAGATCAGGGTAAGATTAACAAACCGATAACTAAACAAACTCAAGAAGCAAAAGCAGACAAGGTTGTTCAAGAGAAAAAAACAGAGGAAGCCAAACCTACCCAGGAAGCTACCGAAACAAAAACTGAAGAACAGCCACAATCCGAAACTCAATCTGAGGAAACTCAGAAAGTTGAAGATCAAGTAAAAGCATCCGAAGCGGAAAACGCTGAAGAAACTCAAGTAACCGATCTACACCAAGTTACAGTGAATGGTGAAAAGATCGATGTTAACCTTGATGAACTAAAAGCAGGTTATCAAAAAGATGCCGACTATAGACGCAAGACAGAAGAATTGGCTATTGAAAAAAGACAATTAATTTCTGACAAAGATCGTCTAACAAAAGACTATTCAACCAAGTTAGAAAATTTGAATAATCTGACAGCGACTTTAAACGCTGAAGCAAGTAGCGAACTTAATTCAAAAGAATTAGACAAGCTATTTGATGAAGACCCAAATGAAGCTGCGAAAATTGAGAGAAAAATAAGGCGAAGAAAAGAAACAATCGCACAAGCTCAAAGAAAGCTAAGAACTCAACAACAAGAGCAGTTTCAAAGTGTTTTAAGGGAAGAACAAATGAAGGTGAGATTAAAACATCCTGATTTTGGTGATCCTGTTAAAGGAGCTACCTTACAAACTAATTTGCGAAACTACATGGTACAAAGAGGTTTCAACGACAAAGAAATTGCTGGTATTTATGATAGTCGTATATTTGATGTGGTTTTAGATGGCATGAGTCATCGTAACAATATGAATAGGCCGAAACCAAATTTGGCTAAAAAAATTGTTAAACCTACTCAAGTGGTCAAGCCAGGCGTTAAAGTTAATCAAGATGAAAAAATGAGTCAAATGAGGTTGGATAAAATTAATCGTCTGAAGAAAAGCGGTAATCCTAGAGATGCCGTTGATCTTTTGGCAAAATATATGTAACAACCAACAAGGAGAAAACAAATGGCTGTATTATTATCTTATGATACAAAAGGTAAGAGGGAAGATTTGGCTGATATTATTTATAATATCTCACCGTCAGATACCCCTTTTATGTCAGGCGTTGGTAAGAACAAAGCGACTAACACTACACACTCATGGCAAACAGATACTCTGACTGCTGTGGCTGCTAATGCGAAAGCTGAAGGAGCTACGATTTCATATCCTACGCTTACTTCATCTACCAAAGTCAGCAACTATACTCAAATTTCTTCAAAAGCTTGTCAAGTGTCTGGAACAGATGACTCTTTGAATTTAGCTGGTAGAAATACTGAGTTAGCATACCAGGTAGCAAAATCTGCAAAAGAACTAAAAAGAGATATGGAAAATGCTCTTTTAGCTAATGTGGCTGCTGCGGCTGGAACTTCAGGCTCACCAACAAGATATTTAGGAGGATTACCAACTTGGTATTCAACTAACGTCTCTGCTGGAACTGGCGGTTCTGGATCTGGTGGTGGTGCTATTAGAACAGATGGAACTCAAAGGGCTTTCACAGAAACTTTACTGCGATCAACTTTGAAGACTACTTGGGACAGTGGCGGAAACCCTAATGTCATTATGCTTAATGGCTTCAATAAACAAAAACTATCCTTCTTTACAGGTGGAGCAACTAGATTCGACAAAGCAGAAGATAAAAGACTTATGACTTCTATCGATGTTTACGAATCTGACTTCGGAACAATGCAAGTTATTCCGAATCGTTGGATTAGAAAAGCTAATTCAACTTCTGCTAAAAGAGGACAGGATGTTCACTTACTAGAAATGGATTTCTGGGCAGTGTCGTTCTTGAGAGATTTCAAACTCCAAAATCCTGCACAGACTGCTGATGCAGACCAAAGATTTTTGGTAGCTGAATATACTCTTGAAGCGAAGAATGAACTATCAAGCGGACTGGTTACAGACGTAACTACTTCGTAATACCTAACAGTGTAAGGGGAGTAATCTAAAAATCTGCTCCCCTTGCATTTATATTAACATTGAAGCTCTGAGATTAGATTAAGGGCGGAACGATGAGGATAAAAAAATGAGAACACTAAACGATTATTTTTTAACTGCAAAGATCGCAGACATTAGTACGGCATCTTCAACATACGTTGGAATACCTGATAGTGGAAGAGTCATCAAAATTATTACTGCACTTCAAGGTGTGATTGCTACTGCAAACGCAGCAATTACTTTTGAAATTGGTGGAACAGCTATGACCGATTCAGCAATTACGGTTGCTTATTCTGGTTCTGCGGTTGGAGATGTAGATACATCTGAGCCAACAGCAGCAAATACTGTTTCTGAAGATGGAACTATTGAAATAATTACAGATGGTGCATCAACTAATGCAAATGTGCTTTATGTAACTTTTGTTATTAGAAGATAGTATTTACTATTTGAAAATAGTATAAACAAAATTGGGGGTGGCTCTGACCTAGCGGTTTTTCCACCCTCTAAAATTAAATAGGAGAAAAAAATAAATGGCTTATAATTATGGATTAGCTCCAGGCACAACGCACAAAGTATCACCGTCAGGATCAAGTGCTGCTGCATCTACTGCTTTTAATGCAGACACAGTCTTTGTAAGAATTGTTGCAACGGCTGCTATGAATATAGCTTTTGCTGCAGCACCTACGGCTACTGCCACAGACTTATATATTCCTGCTGCTACAGTAGAAATAATTAAAGTTCCTGAGCAGGGAGTTAAATTTGCTGCGTTAGGCACTGGTGATTGCTATATTACTGAAATGTCTTAATGGCTAAACCCAGATCGTATGGGTATGTTCATGTTAAGCAAACTAGAATAAAAAGAGCAGGCCGTCATGCGAAGTCGTATTCTAAACGCATACCGAAGAAAAAAAAAACTAGAGGTCAAGGTAGATGAAAGAAACAAAAATAGATGGTTTAAAAAGAACTGATTTTATTAGCGATGAAATGGAAAAGAAAGTCGTTATTAAAGAACAGCTTGACATCGATTCTCACCTTAAAGCCAATAAAGAACTCTATACTCAAAATGATGGCTACAACAAAGATAGAACTTTTAAAAGAGTGGCTTCGATTCCTATTTTGGCATTACAGATTTGGGCTGAAGAATATAACGGTGATAATAACTGGTTTAGTCTTCCTAAGGTTATTCAAAATAAAATTCTAAAAAAGAAATTGAACAGTAATGAATATCAATATTTTAAAACTGCAAAAGGAAATTTATAGTGGCTAAAAAGAATTGGATTCAAGGAGCAATTAAAAAACCTGGAGCTTTAAGGAAATCTTTAAAGATTAAAAAAGGACAAAAGATTCCCCTAAAGAAATTACAATCGGCTGCCAAGAAGGGTGGCAAGTTAGGACAAAGAGCTAGACTAGCAATAACATTAAGAAAATTAAGTAGGAATAGATAATGGCATTATCCACATATACAGAATTAAAAACATCCATAGCAAACTGGCTAAATCGTTCTGATTTAACCGATGAGATTTCTGATGATTTTATTAAATTAGTTGAATCCGAATATAATTCTAAATTAAGAATTAGAAAGATGCAGACTACAGATTCTGCCTTTTCTGTTTCAGCAGAAACGGTAGCTTTACCGACAGGATTTTTACAAGTTAGAGATTTTTATATTGTTCAAGGAGCTGTTAAAAAACCTTTAATTTATACAACTCCATCTCAAATGGATTCTATCTATGCCAGTTCAACTTCTGGAACACCTAAACGCTATACGATTATAGGAGATAATTTTAGATTTGCTGCAACTCCTGATACGACTTACACCGCAACTTTAAATTATTATAAAGCTATTACTGCTTTATCTGGCTCTGAACCCACAAATTATATTTTAACTAATCATCCAGGTATTTATTTATATGGTTCTCTTTATCATGCCGCTAATTTTTTAGGAGGTATTGAACCAACGAAATTACAAAATTGGTTAAGACTTTATACATCAGGAATGGAACGACTAGAAAGAAACGACAAAGAAGATACTTGGAGTGGTTCACCTTTACAACAGCGTTCTGATGTAACAGTTGCTGCACCTTTTCAAAATAACAATGTAGCAATTCTAACCAATAACAGTTAGGACTATAATGCAATTACCTTTTGGAGAATGGCTACCAGATCAACCTAAGTTTATGAATCCTGGTGCGAATGTAGCAAAGAATGTTTATTTTGCTGCTAGAAGTTATAAACCTTTTCCTTCCTTAACTGCTTATAGCTCTAATAATATTGGAGCTTTATCTA